CGGGTCCGGCAGATAGCGCACCATTGCCAGCTTCACCAGCTGCGTCTCCAGGCAGAACGGCGCCCGGCCCGAATGCCCCGCCAACCGCCACGCCTTGGCCAGCTTGCGATCCTCAGCCAGCCCGCGCTGCTTGATGGCCCCAATCGCCGCATCCACTTCCGCAACCACCCGGTCCTCCGCCCCAGCCAGGCCGACGCTCGAGCGGCTGCCAGTAGGGATCATCCCGCCGTACTGCATCGCCACCGCCAGCGGCGACGCACCGCTCGAGCCCGGCCCGCCAATACCGCCACGGCACCGCTCACCCCAATGCACCATCAACGCTTCCACTGCCTCAATCATGGCCAAATTCCCCCGCCAGACCCAACCCAACACAAAACGGCCAACCCAACACAAACCCAACACAGCTAAAACCCTTATAAATCAATGCTTTCAAAGCATCTGTGTCGAGTGTGTTGGGTTTGTTGGGTTTTTCAGTCCTCGCATAGCGAATATTTCCTTCGCTGTCAGAGAGAACAACCGAAACGGCAACGCATGCGCGCGCGCGTAGCCAAACCCAACACACCCCACACAGCGCCCGCAAACCCGCGCCGCTTGTGGCCTCGCCCTGTGTTGGGTTCGCAAAACAGACCCGACACAACCCAACACAACCCAACACACTTTCAGTCGTAGTCATGCCGCAGCCGCCTTCAGATGATCCCACCCGTCCACGTCCCATCCAGCCTTGCGCGCCTTCCCGCGCCACTCCGCCACATGCTGGCCAAGCGCAGCTGCGTTCACAGATGGGGGCAGGGAAGAATCCGGGTCGTCGGGAAAGAAGAACGCACCAAAGCGCCGGTTCGTCCCGTCCGTCCAGGGGATCGATCGGGTCTTCTCCACCTCGGCGCTGATGAACAGGCTGAACTTCGTTTGGCTCATGGCGTGCTCTTTGTTGCGCTGGCACCACTCGAGGAACAACGCATACAGGTCAGTCGACAAACAGGCGCCCCACAGGCCCGCGCCCAGCTCACCGGTCTGCCAGTGATGCAAAAAGGTCTGCCAGCCCGCGCGTGAGAGCGCCACCAGCCGTTGCCGTGCATCGGTACGGGGCGGTCGGGTGCGCTGGTCGAAGTCGCCCAGGTCCAACGACAGCAACCAGCCATAGAGCGCCGCCACGCCATTGCCCCGCAGCTCCGCGCCAATCGCTTTCTGCCGCGCCTCCGGCAGCGTTTCCTGCGGCCAGATCACCAGCATGCGCCGGTCACTGTCGCTGATCGGCCACGGCAGGATCTCGTTCGAGAGGAAGACGGCGTTCATATGGTTCGCCTCCTCCCACCCGTTGATGAACTTCGACTCCATCCGCACCGTCTTGCCGGTGATCAAATGCTTGATCTTGCCCACCTGGTTGTACCGCTGGTCACGGCTGACAACCTCCTCGAACACCGCCCACAGTTTGCGGCTCTGCCACGCGTTGAAGTTCGATTCGAGCTGCGTCTGCCCCACCGTCGCCGCATACGCACCGAATAGCTGGCCGAACGCATCGGCAAACAGCAGCGACTTACCCGAGCCCTCGGTGATCGAGTGGGCCAGCACCGCCGTGTCCATCTTCGCGCCCATGTGCTGCAGCGGGAACGCCAACCACTTCTTCAACCACTCGTGCGCCTCCGGCTCGTGGTTGCACAGAAACGAGATCAACCAGCGCAGGTTCGCGCACGCCTCATCGTCGCGGATCGGCTCCAGCGGCAAGCCCTCGAACGTATTGATGTACGTGGCCGGGTCTTTCGTCATCGTTGGGTCGAACACAATGTGGTCAACGTCCACCGTCCGCCGCTCCGCGCTGTTCAGCCACAGCGCGTACGCATCGCCCAGCGCCATCTTCACCGCGCCTTCCGGAATGCGCCGCTTCTTCTCGCGGTCCCACACATCCTTCGTGCCGTCGATGTACACATAGCGCTCGGTCGGCGGCATACCCAGCGCGCCGGCCTTCTTGCCCGCCATCCGCCGCGCCTGCTCGATCTCGCGCACCGCATCGGCGCCGATCAGCTTCTTCGCCGTATCGTCCAGCCAGGCCTTGGCGAGCGGCTTGCCCACCAGCGCCTCGAAGGCCGACTTCTTCATCACCGCTTTCTTGTCCTGGTCCCATACCTGCGTGGTGCCTTCCACCAGCGCGAACCGCCGCAGCACGTGCTCGGCCGAGAGCCCCGCCCCCTGCCCCCCGGTATCGGAGGAGCCGGCCGGCATCGCGGCTTCGGCCTCGGATGGGGCCGGGGAAGGCTCACCCGCGTCCAGCGCCGCTTGCAGCTGCTGCGCGACCGCCTCGACGCCCCAGTTCACATGCAGATCATTCCAATCCATCAGGCAGCCTCCCCTGGCATCACCGGGAACACCGCAAAGCCGCCCACCTCGGCAGCGGCCGCCTCCGCCTTCATCCGGCCCGGGTTGTTCTTCACGGTCGGGTCATCGTCACCGGCAATGCCGATGCGAATGGTCGGGTGCGCCTCACGCAGCGCACGGCACACCGCCGCCAGGTTGCCGGAATCGATCGCCACCGCGACCGGCATTTCCAGCGCCATCCACACACTGGCTGCCGTCGCGTAGCCCTCGGCCACGAACAAACCTCCCTCCTCGACTAGTGACCCGATCAGGTGAAAGCACCCCGCCTTGCGCCCGTACTTGGGGAACAGCTTCGTGCCCTGCTCGTTGATCGCCTGCAGGCTCCACAGCTTGCCCGCTGCATCACGCAGCGGCACCGCAATGGTCCCGGCCTTGAACATCATGAAGCTGATCGAATCCGGCCGCGGCTTCGGCAGGTTAGTGAAGAACGCTCGCGTCTCACTGCCCACCCACACATCGCAGCGCTGCCGCGCGTCATCGATGGCCAGCACCACCGTGTAATGGAAGAAGCCCACACCAAAAGCCCCTACCCGCTTGCGCTCCAGGTAAGGGCTCGTGCCGTCCGGCTTGCAGTGTTTCGTCCAGATCAGTTCGCAGGCCTGCGCGACGGCTTCACGCATCACCGCCAGCCGCGCTTCGTCCGCCTCGACTTCCGCCTGGCGCGCGGCGCGGCGTGCTTCCGCCTCGGCATTCAGCCTCCGCTTCTCATCGGCCGTCATCGGCTCGCGCCGTGGCGCCCAGCCTGCATCCTTCGCCAGCTTGATGACCGTGCCCATGCCCGTGCCGCGCTTGCGGCACGACTTCCACACGCTTTTCGCATCGGCCGAGCTGTAACCTTCGCCGGTCTGGCTCCAGGCGTTCCAGGCATCGAACCCGGCTTCGCCGAATTCAGCCTTCACACCCATGGCCACGGCCAACCAGGTGTCGCGGTCATCGGCGCCGATGTATTGCAGCAGCTCGCCAAGATCGGCCAGCGTCAACGGTACGCGATCAACCATGGGCCGACCCTCCCGCCTTCAACGCCGCCAACTCGGCCTGCGCCTGCTCGAGCTGCCGCCAGGTTTTGCGGTGGGCTTCGCGCCGGCCCTGCACTTCATCATGCAGTTTGCTCAGTTGTGGCACGAACAGCTCCGCTGCTCGGATGCTCCCCCACATGAACCCTGCGTAACAGAAGAGCAGCGCCACAAAGAGGAAGCCAATCGCAACCTTGTCGAGCTCAACCACGACGCACCCCCGCATTCCGCCGATCAACCGCTTGCTGGCAGTCGACGCACAACCGGCAGCCCTTCACCGCGTTCTGCCGCGCCTTCGGGATGTCGTCGCCGCATTCATCACACTCGGTCAGGCTCACGCCCTGGTACTGCACGCGCCTGTCGAGGGCGCGCTGGATCTGCTCGGCCTGGGCCAGCTCGGCCAGCTCGATCAGGTGTTCATCCATGGGCCACCTCCAGCGCCTGTTCCATCGACTGCTCCGCGCCGGCCACAATGCCGAGAATTTCCCCGATCATCCGGTGCGCGTGGTAACGCAGCGTTTCCACCTCGTGGTGCTCCCACACGTTGTCCGCCGCGCCATCGTGCAGGCTGCCAACGAACTCGCCCTCGGCCTGTAGCAGCTTGCCCAGCGCGCGCAACGCATCGCGCGTGGCCGGTACCGGCTGCGGCACGAACACTACCGCCCCGGCCGGGCGCACGAGCGCAGCCAACAGGCGCGGGTCACGCGTCGTGGCCACGATCTCCTCGATCAGCTCAGGGTGCATCGGGCGGTTATTGGTGGGGTTCAGGCGCTTGCTTAGCTCGTCCGGGTCCATCCCGATCGACAGCGCCACACTGTTCTGCCCGCCAACCGCATCGCGCGTGGCGCGGTACAGCGCCTGACGGGTATTGAGTACCGGCCCGGCGGCCGGCAGAAGGTCTTTGCGACTCATGGTCTTTAATGCCCCGGTAACGCCGTAGCCATTCGTCGGGCACTTGCCCTACTCTATGGCTACAGCAGTCGTCGCCCGCTTAAGCATTGCTGTGTCTCGGCGGGCTGACTGTTGAGGTAGTCAGGGGTGGTACCCGTCTACCGGACCGCTGGGTCAAGGCTCTTACTTTGGTGAGTGGGCGCCTTGGTACCAGCCTCTACATCTCCCTGCCGCCGTGGCGTCAGGTTTGTTGCTTCTGGGCCGCGAGCCCTGCCGGTACCGGTCTGGTGGTGAGCCTTCCGGTACCGGCTCCGCCGCCCCGCTCTGCGCGGTGGTGAGTGTGCGGCGGGTGTTGTTCGTTAAGCGCGCCGGTCGCCGTCACGCCGATCATGTTCGCGCCGCTCGCCCTGGCGACGGTCACCGCGGCGACGCACGTGGCGTTTGGCTGGTAGCGGCAGCTCAACCGCTGCCGAATTGCGCAGGTACGCCCAGTCGATATCCGGGCGCGTGTCTTCGCAACGGATGACACCATCGGTCTCCCGGTCCAGGGCGATCGCCAACGAGGCATTTGCGCGACGGTTGCCATACGCCACCTGTTTCAACTGGCCAGGTGTTGTCTCGCAGCGCTTGGCAAACTCGAGCAGCGCGTCTTTATCCAGCGGCTTAATGAAATCGAGAAGATTCATGCGTTCCTCCATTAGAGGCGCACATTAGCAATCGCTAATCACGGATGCAATAGCAAAGCGTAATTTACACTTTGCTAACGAGCGCTCAACATTTGGAGAATGGATATCTACCAGTCCCGCATAGCCACACTGAAAGCGCTGATCGGCGATTCGTCGCTGAAAGATTTCGCTGACCGCCACGACCTCGACCCGTCATACCTGTCGCAGATCCTCAACGGCCATCGAAACATGGGCGAGCGTGCAGCTTCGAACCTTGAAAAGAAGATGGCGCTATTGCCAGGGACCCTGACCGCACCGGGTAGCGGAGACGCGCCCGACCCTGGCTCGGCGGCCTTTTCGGTCGCTGCCCAGCTGGAGATGGCGAGCAGCAATGCAATTGCTGACGCGGGCGGTCATTACCTACAGCAAAGGATGCTACCTGTGATCGGATATGTGCAGGCCGGGGAGTTCTGCGAAGCAGTCGATAACTTCCAGCCAGGCCACGCGGACGAATGGGTTGAAGCGGGCGGGCCAGCAGGCCCCCGCGCCTTCGTTCTGATTGTGGATGGTTACAGCATGTACCCGAAGCTGGCACCGGGCGAAAAGGTCGTGTTCGACCCTGACATGCAGTGGTCGCCCGGCAACATCGTGTTGGCCAAGCGGCTTAGCGACCAGTCCGTCACAATCAAGCAGCTATGCCGCGACGGCAATGAGCACTTCCTGCATGCCACCAACCCCGACTGGCCTGAAAAGTACATTCGGCTAAACGAAGAATGGATGGTTTGCGCCCGTGCGCGGCGGAAAATAGTCGACCTTTAACGCACCTGAGTGAGGGAACACGTGAATCTCTACCGGAACGTAGACGAACCAGACCGCACCGGCCTGATCTGGGAAGAAATCTGGCAGGGGCCTGACCGTGGCCTGATCAGGTCCTGGGAAATCGGTCGCCACAAGGCACGCATCGAAGCTGACCTCGCCGCCCTCTGCAAAGACGGCGAGCTACCGCAGCTGGCATGGAAAGGCGGCGTGACACGCACGCTGAAAAAACTCACCCGCTGGGGCTCTCATCACTACCTTGCGCAATGGCAAGGGCTGCGAGGCGAGCCCCTTAACCTTGACACAGAGAACGAGCAGACCGTCATTTGTGCCCGTACCGGCATGATCGTTACGTTCACCAGTGATGCCGGCAAGCTCGCCAAACAAGCCACCGAAACGGACGACGAGGAGACACCAGATGGACCTGCACAGCGAATTCCAGAACAGTCGCTTCTTCCATCAGGCGCGGATTGAACGCCGCGCGGTTGATGAGCTGATCGGCATGAGCGCGGGGTTGATCGCAGACGATACGATCAATCAGAGGGAAGCCGAGTTTCTTAAAGGCTGGATAGAAACCAACGTCGCGCAGCTCGACGACCCGGTCATCAACATCCTTTACCGGCGCCTCGCCGATATGCTGAGTGACGGCGTTCTTCAGCCAGACGAGAGCGCCGAGCTCCTTGATCTGCTACACCAGCTCACCGGCCCGACGCTCTCAACGGCGAAGCCATTCGTGGCGCCGAGCACCCTTCCGCTATGCAACCCGGCCCCTACCATCAGCTGGCCTGATCAGGGCTTCATGTTCACCGGCGCCATGGCGTTCGGCCCTCGCAAGGACTGCGAGGCCCTCGTTAAAGAGCGCGGCGGGATCATCTGCGCAAGCGTCAGCCGAAAGGTGCGCTATTTGGTGGTCGGCGGCATCGGCAACGACCAATGGCTCCACAGCAGTTATGGCACCAAGATCAAAAAGGCAGTCGAGCTGCGTGAAGGCGGCGCAACGCTGTCGATCGTTAGCGAACAGCATTGGCAACACGCCTTGTTTGGCTGAAATTAGCATTCGCTATTGCTACGCTGATTAGCGCTTGCTAATGTATGCCCGTACCCACTCACCAAGGTTACGGTCATGCAGACACAGCACAGCGTCACCCGCTGCCCGGTCTACCTACACCCGGCAGCGGCTTCCAACACCAGCACCATCGCCAACATCCAGCGCGCCACCGGCCAGGTGATCGTACTCACCGGCGGGCGCCCACAGCTTAAACAGAGCCACACCCTGCCCGCCTTCGAGGATTTCGGTCCGTTCGATGGTGCAGCATGAGCGCCTATACCCTTACCGCTGGCAGCACGGCCGCTCTGCGTCTCATCGCAAGCATGGGCGGTACCGAAACCCTGCTGCTGGTCCAGCCCGAGCGCGACCTGCGGCCTGAGATCACTATCGAGCCTATGGGGCTGCTACCCGGCGCCCCGCTGCTCGAGGCGGTCGTCTTCCTCGGAAGCCAGCGCCACAGCATGAGGCTCCAGCGCGGCGACAACACCAACGTCCAGCACCTGGCCGAGTGGGTTGAGGCGATTGCCAACGGCACGCTGGATACCGCCGAGGCCATTCCGCAACGCACAGTCTGCACCTGCCCCAGCGGCGACGGTTCACTTCGTCACCCGTGTCCGGCGCATCCAGCCGCGGAGGCAGCACAGTGGCTCCCCGAGGACGAAGTAACGCTCCGCAGGCTGGCACGAAATACCGGCAGCGCCACGCTTAGCACCGGTACGGTTGTCGCCGTTCATGGCACATCCCATACCGCACCACGTACAGCGATTGTCGTGCATGGCAGCCAGACACATTTGGTGAGTGGCCAATGGCGGGACGTTTATTTGGGCCTCAGCGATTTGGCTGAGCAACTGCTTACAGCAGCCTGAGGCGACCGCCATGAACAGGAACCTCGACGCCACCGCCGCCGTGCTGGGCATCGGCCCGCGCATCCTGCGCCGCCGCCTGCGCCAGCTGGGCATCCTCAAGCAGAACGGAGAGCTCGCCTGCGCGCATCGCGACAAGGGCTACCTGTTCGTGGACACCCGCTCGCGCTGGAACGCCAGCATCGGCGCGTACAGCCACTACCCCGTGGTGATGAGCACCGAAGCCGGCATCACCTGGCTCGCCAAGCAGCTCGATAAAACCGTGACCCAGAAGGACGCCGCCGCATGACCACCAACCCCATCACGGATGCCATCGGCGCGCTCAAGCTGGTCCCCATCGTTCACCACCACCCGGGCCTGGTCTGCGCCCAAGCCATGCTCGGCGCCGCACGTGAGGCTGTCGAGCGGCTCGAGGCCATCGACCCGGCCGCACTGGAGCTGGCCGAGGTGTACCGCACCGTGGCCGCGGAGATCGCGCCCGGTCAAACGCTCTACGTCACACCCACGACCTGTGCCGAACGGCCCTATGGCGCGGTCGTTACCGATGCGGCCGGCCAGCTGATCGTCACCGCTGCCGGCCAGACGATCGAGGGCCTCGCCATGATGGTTCGCATGCGCCTCCCGGCGGGGTGCGGGGAGGCCGTCGCGTGAGCAACCCCACCAGCACCTACCAGCAGCTGCTGCGCCGTTACGACCGGCCCTGCCTGCCGCTGGACGACGTGCGCGCCGAGTACCTGCCGCACATCAGCAGCATGGACCACCTGCTCGAAGAGATCCGCAAGGGCGCCATTCGCCTGCGCTACGTGCGCCTGCATGGCAGCCGCAAGGCACCGCCGGTTGTGTACCTCACCGACCTCGCCGCCTGGCTCGACGCGCAGGACCCGAACAAAGAACAAACCGCCGCTTAAAACCAACCGCCGCCCACCAAGCGGCATAACGCAGCAAAGGGAGACACAGCAATGAAACCCACCGACGTAAATGACTTCTTCGGCTCGCTGAACGCGGGCGTTTTCGCCCAGCAGGTCGGCCGCGCCCTGTCCGATGTCGCCGCCGGCGTCATCGACCACAGCAAGCAGGGCCAGGTGACCATCACCTTGAAGATGAAGCAGATCGGCCAGAGCAACCAGGTGGCTGTCAGCCACACGCTGGACTTCGTCCAGCCCACCAAGCGCGGCAAGAAACGCGAGGACACAACCCTCGACACGCCGCTCTATGTCACCGAGCAAGGCCTGACCCTGTTCCAGAACGACCCCACGGCGCAGATGTTCAGCCCCGAGGATGCGCCCGTTAAAGCGCGCGCCGTTTGATCCACAGCACCAAGCCCCACTCACCACAAGGAAGCAACACCATGCCACTGAGCAAAGAAGCCATTCAGCACATCGAGTCCCAGGCCTTGATCGCCGCCGCCAAGACCGTCCGCATTGACGGCGGCGCGACCGTCACCGTGCTGCCAGAAGGCATTAGCCTCCATTCTATGGAGCAGTTCCAGCCGCTACGCGATAGCTTCCGCGGCGCGTTGTCCACGCACTCAATTCACGACTTTGCAAAGTATGTCGAACAGCACCAAGCTGCCGACGCGGATCCGATAGAGCCGCACGGCTTCATCGATCAGGACGCCATGCGCGCCACCATCATCTTCAACCTGGGCGCGCCCGGCGCCGCCGGCCACGGTGACGACACCGCCACCCTGACGCTCAAGCCCACCGCCGCCTATGCAGCGCTGCAGAGCATCGCCGGCAGTACGCTCGGCCAGCAGGCCCTGGCCGAATGGCTGGAAGACTGGCTGCCCAACCTGCAAGCCGTCGCGGGCGACGAGGACCTGCCCATGCTGCAGGCCATCAACGCCGTGCGCCGCATGACCATCAAGGCCACCAGCCAGCGCGACAGCAA